AATAAATAAAAAACTCTATATAAATAAAAAACTCTGTATAAATAAAAAACTCTGTATAAATAAAAAACTCTGTATAAATAAAAAACTCTGTATAAATAAAAAACTCTGTATAAATAAAAAACTATGTATAATAATATATGGGGAAAACACAAGGAGAAAAAAATAAAGAAACATATGATTTTCATTACAAAAAAGGAAAAATGGATTCCGGAAAAATATATACTAAAAAATTATATGATGGACGATTTACAGACGAAGATAAAAAAGAAGCAGAAAGTCATTTTGCCTATAGGAAAAGACCAATGACACAGAAACATTTTTTAATGTTTGTAATTATGTGTATATTATTCCTATTTTTTGGACACTTCTACTTTTTTAATGAAGATAATATTACACCTATACTATTTATAATTATATTCTTCTTCGTCGCAGTGGGTTTATTCTATAATGTAAAATCTAATTTCTATATACTATTATTAGGATTGATAATAATTACATTATTAATAGTTTCTGGTTTAGTTTCAAAGGGATTTAATTATGCCGTAGTTGAATTATTACCTGACAAAAATAAAGGAAATAATAATAAAGGAAATAATAAATGAAATAATAATAAAGGAAATAATAATAAAGGAAATAATAAATGAAATAATAATAAATGAAATAATATATTTACTTGTTAGTGAAAAAAAATTGTTGTTTAGTATCTGTGGGATAATGACGTTTATAATTTAAATCTTCTAGTTTATTAACATTATCTGTTAAATTATTATTATTTTCGGAAATATTTTGATAATTTCCATATTGATTATATGATATATTACCTTCTGGTTCTATATTCTTTGAAAAATCTGGATTTTTAGGTTTATTAATAGGATATCCAACATTACTGGATAATGGTGATAATTCTTCTAATCTTTTATTAGTATCGTCTTTAAAATTATTATGGAAACCTGAACTAAATAATTTAGTTTCTTCTTCTGGATTAGGTTTTATATTACTGGCTAAAGAATTATAATTCATTAATCTATTATTAAATTCGTCTTTATTAGTATCTACCGTTATATTATAATCTCTAATATTATTGTTTAGAGGTAATCTTTTGAAAAATAATTCATCACCAGAAATATTATTCATTCTTTGATTTATATCATTTTTAAAAGTCTTTTTATCATAATTATTATTATTTGATATACTTACTGGTTCTTGTTGTATATTATTTATTAATTTACTATTTAGTTCTTTATAATTTACTAAATTAGATTTTTTAGATTCGGGGGATTCAGGGCCATAAAATCCTTGCATTCTATTATTTATATCATTACGTGTATCTCTATTTTTGAGTTCTACTTTATTGAATTTATTATTCATATTAGGATTTAATAATATATTTTTTAATCATAAAAAACATATTTTTTTTTAAATATATATAGAGTATTAAATATAAAAGAATTAATTATATAATGTATTATGCTTGATTATTTCTTTCTTTATTTTTTTTATTACTATTTTGAACTAATACATATATAATAGCAATAATTACAACTATAATCGCAATTTCAATATTATAGGCACTAATTAATATAATAATTGCCAAGAGGAAAGCTAATTTAGCTTGTTCTGGAACGGCAACTTTCTTTCCCATTGCGAGTAAAACAATACATATTATTAATAATACAACAGATAAAACATCACAACACATTGGAACTTTACCGATTCTTAAATCTAAATTTAAAATATTTTTTTTCATTTATAATATATATTTATAAAAAAAAATTTTGAAATGTCTAAATTAAGTATTTAATTATTCTTTTTTTTCTTTATTCATATTTTCTATAAAATCCTTTATTTTATCAATATCTTCTTTTTGTTCAATTAATAATTCTAAAGTTTTTCTCTTTTCTTCTTCCTCTTCAGAATTATCACTCCCATATATTAAATATTTTATACTATAATAAGTCGCATATCCTAAATTTTTTATTATCCAATATATTAATGATTGGGATGTATCCAATAAAATATACAATAACATACTTATAATAATTATCTATAAAAAATTGATTTAGAATTATCTATAAGTATTTTTTATAAAATGGAAATTAACGGTACTAAAGAGGAAACTCAAACAATACAAGCACAAAAACATTCAGTTAATATGAATGTTGGACAAGCACCAGCACCTTCATTTAATATGAATGTTGGCCAAGTGCCCACTTGCAGTGATATGTTTTCTTATAAACCACCAACAGGAACGGTATTTAACCAACAAACAGGAAAGGTATTTAACCAACCAACAAGAACGGTATTTCAACCATGGACAGGAGGTGGACCAGCAGAAGAAACAGATACCACAAAAAGAGAAATGACTTTTCAATATACACAGAAAAAGAAAGTGAGACTAGATGAAATGGAACAAGTCAATGAAAAAGAAACAAAGGAACCTAGAGCAAAACCAACTGGTTCTTTTAATCTTAAAACACTAACAGATCCAAATTCTGATTATAAGAGTGTTATCGAACCTTATCTCAAGTCATATTTCAATAAACTAAGTAATCTTATTGAACTTTCTTCCGATAAAGTGAAGAACTATTATTATGACGGAACAATGTTTACATTTAGTCGACTTGAAGGGGGGAAATACATTCAACAAGAAATAGTTGGCGATACTAACATTTATACATTTCTATCTAATATGAGTCAATTTAGAAAGTATAATGTTTCTTTCTTTAATATTCAACCCGGACTTGGTCAAGGAGCAAGTGTATTTCTTACTGGAACAATGGGAACTATACATAATGTTCACCAACATAAGTTTACAATGAGTCTTCAACTCGTTAGACTTAGGAAGAAATATTATATCCAAAACCAATTCTTTCACGTTGAATAAATTTTAATAAAAAAAATTTTAATAAAAAAATAATAAATGAAATAAATTTTTTTCTTTATTTTTGTTTATTTTTGTATTTGGGGAACCCAATGTGTAGTTCTCTTATCACTTGTTTCTTCTCTTTTTACTGTATTACCCAATGGGTCTTTTTTCTGTCCATATACTTTTAAGAAATTAGTATATTCACCGTCTTTATGGTCTAAATTAGAATAATCTCTAACTGACGCCCCGGCGTGTTTATAACTTAATTGTGATATTTTTTTAGTATTGGTATAAATATTTTTGATATCGGATACGGTTAAATCTTCTATTTTCCTATGAGGAGATATTTTACAAGAATATAAGATTTCGGCTTTTAAATAATTTCCTACTCCACAGAATAATTTTTGGTTCATTAAAATATCTACGATAGTTTTATTTTGATATTTTTTAGTTTTCAAAATGTTAGTAACGTATTCTAAAGTGAAATCTTCTTCAAAAATATCAGTTCCTAAAGATTTGATTTTTTTATTAAAATCAGTAATACTATTATTAAACTTAAAAGTTCCAAAATTTCTCATATCCTCAAAATATAAAGTAATATTATTAAACTCAAATGTTAAATGGGAATGTTTAGTTTGATTTTTTTTCCATCCTCCTGTCATTCCCAATGTATTCCAAATTTTCCATCCATTTTCAAATTCTAAATAAATAAATTTCCCTTTACAATTTACAGATGATAATTTAGAAGGAAGATTTTTAGTAAAATCATTAAAATAATCGGGTGTTTTTTTAGAATATCTACCACTATTAACTGTAATAGAATTTAGTAACTTATTCTTAACTATAGAGTTAAGTTGGTCAATCATACTTTTAACTTCTGGTCCTTCTGGCATTTTTTTATTATATAATATTTAATTTTTTGTTTTTAATTCAATTTTAATTCAATTTAATTAAAAAATATTTATTATATTTTTTTCTAAATTAAACTTCATTTTCATAACATAATCTATGAACCTTTAATGATTCCTTTCTCCCGGGTCTTTGTGCCCTTCCAATAACTTGTTTTTCCATAGTTTCAGTCATTTTATGTATAAGAAACATATCCGTTGTATTTTCTAAATTCAATCCACTACCAAAATATTTAGAATTGAGGAGTAGAATATCTATTTCATCTTCTTTATATTTTAATACTTTGTTATTTATAGCCATAGTAGAACCTTTAAGTTTATCATATGTATAAGGTGAATCTTTAAGGAAGTTTTCAATATCATTGAAAGATTGTTCATATTCAGAGAAAATGAGTATCTTTTTCCTACTTTTCTTAACTTTTGATTTTTTATTCTTAGACATAATTTTATTTAAATAATATATCAAATTTTCTAATTTAGTTCTCTTATTATCTTCATCTTCTTCCAATTCTTCTATTTGTTCTTCTAAATCTTCCTTTAGAACAATCATATCCTTTTTCCCAATTAATTTTCTACATAATGGACAATTTGGTTTATGATTTAAACTTAGTGTTATACATTCTAAACAGAATGCATTATTACAACATTGAAGAATAGATTTATTACAAATATCGTCAAAACATATAGGACAAGCATTAGTATCAATAACTCTTTCAGTAATACTATTAATTTTATCTTCCAATTGATTAATATCTAAGTTCAATTTATCTATTGCGGTTTTTTTAGCAGTAACGGAAGAATATTCCATTTGCTGTTTCGCATTTAATTCTAATTTTTTATTTTTCAAAGTTTTCTCTAAATCTTTAGTTACTAACTTAATTAATCCCTCTTCATTCTGTGTATCGCAACCTATTGCTTCTACAGCAGAATTTATATCTCCGGCATTAATCATATTCATGACTTCTTGTGGAACTAAACCATTAAGAACATTAACATATAGATTACCTAAACACTTAATAATATTAAATTTAACTGGAGGTAATTTAAAGGAATTTTCTACGAATTCTTCTTTACTCTTTAAGAAAATATTTCTTCTAAAAGGTAAATTTTGTAACTGTATTAAAAGATTTCTAAAAAATCCACTATGAGCCATTTTATCAACGGTAACTCTCCTCATAGCATGTGTCTCTTCACCGTGCCAATTTACATATGTAAATGGTTCTTGTATACCGTAACCATTTGGATTTCTAAGTTTTCTTGTCGAAGAAGATATAAACCAAGTAAATTCAGCAGCTATTTGTTCACTAGAAGGAACCTTTATAGAATCAACTTCATCTATAATTAATCTGGATACACTTATTGGTTTAACTAAATAAACAGTTTCACCGTAATTTATAACCTTCGCTATTTTATTATATTGTGAAGATGATATAAGTACTATATCCATATCGAATGCTTCCTCTACATTATAATCTTCATTATCTATATTTTGTCGATAATCCATTAATTTCTCTTTAAATTCATTTAATGTTGCGGTATTCTTCAATATAAAACTATTAAGAATTGTATGGTCATTAATATATGCCTGCCATTGAGACATAATTCCATGTGGTACTACTATAATATTAATCGGTAAATATAACTGACTTTTACTATACATATGAACCATATTGCCATATGAACTAAAACATTTTTTTTCCGGTTCTAAAATTTTATTGTTAGAAATTAATCCTAACACAGTAAGAGATTTACCTGCTCCTACTTTATCACAAATGGCACCAAAATCAGTTTTAAACCATTCACTATTTGCTTGATTTAATAAATTCATTTCTGGTGTTTCTAAGTCATTCATCTTATGTATCAAAGCAAGTTGGTGAGGCTTAAGAGGTATAGTTATATCTTCTGGTTGCTCTATTTGTGGAGAATTTTCATCCACAATATAATCAATTTCTGTATCTTCTATATAACTCATTTTATTATTGAATAATATTTTTTATATTAAATTAAATTCAATTTTAATATAAAAATTTTTACAAAGATAACTATTTTTTACATATAATATAATTTATTATCAATTTTACATATAAGATAATTTATTATCAATTTTACATATAA